TTCTACTCAACGAGGACACCTGGTACAGCCCTTCGTATCCTGGTATATCTCTCCATATTTCTTTTGTCATTCTTCTACCTCGTATTTTTTCAACTCTTTAACATATCGTGATATAGCAAGCTCGGCTGCTTGTAATTCATAAATTGCCACATCTATTTCATCCCGATCGGTAGCACAGTCACACTTTGACTAGGCTATATTCAAACGCTCGATGTATTTTTCCATAAAATCACCCCATTCCATCTTAATTCTTGGCCACAACGCCAACAATAATTTACACATCCGAAATTTCGCAGTTTTTCGCCACAATTCCATCCCATGCAATTTCTACCATTTTATGCCAAATTGGCATAATTGTAAATACAAAACCACATTTTTAAAGAAAAAAATAGCAGCCCTGGTTACTTCCAGGACCGCCATCTTCTTCTTCCGCCGCCTCTACTGGGTCGGTTCATATCTATCGCCATTCTAATCGCAGCAACAGCCACTATCGGGGCGAAAATTATCCCTAATATCACTTTCATATTTTTATTTCTCCTTATAATTAGCATTATAATGCTCCAATAAACTTTTATAAGCATAATCAGACACATACAAATCATCAGTTTTCCCCAAAACAAAATTATCATTAAAGGGAATTTGAAATCTTGAAAACGATTTAAAAGTATCACATTCAAAATCTGGATAAAAATCTCCTACAACACCATTATTACAACAAGTTGCCGTATACGGAAAATTGTCAAATCTTTCATTCGTATCATTATTAATCAAATTAAACAAATAAATCACCTCACTAAACTTTACTACACCCAACCTCTATCTCTATTACACTGGCTTTTTTAGCACCAAAACACCTAACATTTAATTTAAGCAAATCGTCAGGAATGTTTTCTTTTTTACCCTTATATAAATCCTCAAAATCTTCATTTACGGATTTATAAATAATTATCGTGTCATAACAACAACTAACTAAATCTTTCACTTTCATTTTCTTACGCCACCTCCCGTGTGTATACTCATACTTATTCCTCGAATCGACCAGTTTTTGTTTTAAATTCTTCAACCAGTTTATAGTATGTGTTGCGCTTCAAGCCCATCTTATCCATCACATATTTATTGGTACGCTCTCCGCTAACTACTTCACTGTACAGCTTTGCGAACTCGTATTTATCTACTTCTACTGGTTTTCTACCTTTATATTTACCCTCAGCTTTTGCTACAGCTATTCCGTCAGCCTGACGGGTTCTAATTTTCTCACGCTCATTTTGTGCTACATAACTTAATAACTGCAATACGATGTCTGAAATCAATGTTCCAAGTAAATCCTTATTCTTACGAGTGTCTAACAGTGGCATATCCAGGACCACAATATCTACTCCTACTTCTTTTGTTAAACTCTGCCATTCAGCTACGATACCATCGTAGTTACGACCCAAGCGATCCAAGCTATCAATATAAAGAACATCACCCTCACGCAATGTAGCGTTTTTCATACCCTGGTACACTGGGCGGTCAAAATCTTTACCACTGGCCTTTTCAATGAAGATATGTCTGTCGTCTATACCAAGTGCTTTCGCTTTCTCCACCTGACGAGCTTCGTTCTGATCTTTAGTGCTGCATCGAATATACATAAATTCCATTTGTTATTACCTCCGTGTTTTCTTTTGTTGTTATCATAATAGCACTGTTTGTTTTATATGTCAACACTTTTGTTTGTTTATTTGTTAAATGAGCCTTTTTTAAAATTTTTTCTACTGAAACACTTCACCTCGCCCGGTGGGACCCCCCACATCCCCCACGGGGCCAAGCCCACGCGGGGACCCCCCACCCTGGCAGCTAAGGGGATGAAACGGGATCAATCCACACCCTTGGCCCGGTACCCCCTCCCGATCCCCTCCCTACTATATAAATCTATTATCGTTATGTCATTTTAGGGTATACCCTAGGCAAACATATAAAAACAATTAAAAAGTATTTGTTTAGAATAAAAAATACAAATAAAATTGTTTGTTTTCTATTGACATATCCCAAATAAACAGTTATATTTATATTAACAAATAAACAAACACTTTTATTTAAAGATTATAGGAGGAAAAACAATATGCTAAACATTTACATTAACACTTGGGGTAACTACAACGAAAACGGTGCTTGGTTAGGTGAATGGATCACTTTACCAATGGACGAGGACGAGCTACAAGAAAAACTGGATCAAGTAGCCGAGGCAATGCACGACGAGGACCCGGAATGGTTTGTCAATGACTATGAATGGACAACAGAACGCGCACTATTTGAAGTAAACGAGTTAGATAATTATTTTGAATTAAATACGGAACTTGAAAAACTAAATGAATTGAACTCATGCGAGCAAGAACTTTTGATGGCTGCTGTAGAAGTATTTGGATATAACAACATCGATTTAGACGAACTAGACAACTACACACTTCTAAGCGATGTACACAACGATTACGACTTGGGGTATTACTGGATAGAAGAAAGCGGCTGTTATAACTTGGATTTAATGGGTAACTTAGGTTACTACATTGACTATGAAAGATTCGGTCGCGATGTCCGTTTAGAATCAGATGGCGGATTCAGTTCATTGGGATGGATTGAAAGGGGGTAAAACATGAAAGATAAAATCGAAACATACCTAGCGGTTACACTAGCGGCCGCTATGGTATTATCACCAACTATTATTGCAGCCCGTATAATAGGTTATTTCATAAAAATTATTTGTTTATTATAGGAGGGAAAACAATGCTAGAAAACGGGAAATATACAGCAGTGATCCACGAAATGACAGCCCGGGAAATATGGGACGCGTGGAAAAATCAGCAACTAAACGCCGGCCAGGTTGCATCCTGGCAGCAACGACACAATACATTTTTTAATAGTAAAGGAGAAATAGTAAATGAACAATTATAATATTGTAGTATGGACAGAAGAAGAAAAGTATCAGGTAATTAATGATATAAAAGCAGCCGGCGCCGTTTTACTTGGCGTATCCGGGTATTACGAAGGGTATTACATAGAATTAAAAGCAACACCCGAGCAAGTATTTATTTTAAATCAAAAATTAGGGGGTGCTGCATGATAATATTATTATGGATCGTAGGAATACCGATATATTTTATACTTGGCGTTATATTCACACTAATGAAAAACTATATGAAATAAAACAAGCCCCTTTTTATAGGGGCTTTTCTTATGCCTGGATCGCTATGATCCGGGCTTTTTTCGTGTTTGTGTACATTTCCCCGGCTGCATCCATTCGAATGGGTTCCCGGGCCTTATACGCGTTTATAGGGGTATATTTTCAACCCGGATCACGGCTACCATAATGGCACCAAAAACGCCTGACCCGTTTTAAGCCCCTTTATAGCCTCATACAGCGATTTTACCTCATACCCTTATAAAGTATCGACCCATATAAAACAAGCGTGTTCTCGGGGCTATTTCGGGGCTAGAATATGCCATATCGGCATACTCACCCACCCGGCAGCAATACCTCAGATTTTCCATATTATGTAAACCCCATTATTTTCCAACCTATTTTTACCATTTTTTCGACCGTTTTTCCTTGGATTTCCTGGATGCCGACCATAAGGACCCTCATAGTCGATAGTCGATAGTCGTTATAGTCGTCAAAGTCGTTATAGTCGATAGTCGATAATTGAGTCCAATTTATTGGACTTTTTTATTAAGTTCGGACTACGAGAAAATGGGTTCTTACTCTCCTGGCAATTCAGCATACTTAGCCTCTATAGTCGTAGCATCCACAGCCTCAACCTCTTTCGTATTCGGCGTAACAACATATTCTTGTTTATCCTGATAGCCAAAGTTGTTTTTACCGAGGAAAATACCACTAACCGGGTTGATCTTCCCATTCTGCATATAGTTCTCCCAAAGTTCTTCCAACAAATCATAGGCCTCGATAATAACAGCCTGGTGAGTGTCAGCGCGATAGGAACCGCGTTTCCAGTCAAATAAAGTCGTTCTACCAATTTTCAACGCATTACAGAATCCCTTCACAGTCGGTTTCATATCAGCACTAGCACAGAGAGTCAAATACTCATTGATTCTAGCTCGTACCTGGTTCACATCTGCTATATCAATAGGGGGTAGATTCATAACCGTCATAGCAAGAGTAAGATACTTCGTATTATCCCCCGGCTCAACATCGAGCTGCGTAGTCGGAAAATTATTTTTCCCACCTCTACCACGAGAAATTTCATTTGCCATATTTACTCCACCTCCATCACTTTCGTACCTGAAATAATATTTTTAATAACTACATCCCTTATATCCCCTTCGGCAATGATATTACAGCCATCCAGGCAAAAATGGGTATTACCTTTACCGTCGATATAAATTTCACGACAGCGTTCCAAATTATAATAGTCACCCTCACCATTTTTAATCCACATAATAACCTCCATCGGTGACAGTTGGTGACAGAAAAACCCGTCACCTATTACTGCCTATATTTTATATATTTTTATTCTCCATTCTTATTTATTCTTTTTATCTGTCATTCTGTCATTAAATAAAAAATAATAATAAAAAAGATAGGAAAATCAAGGGTTTCCAGGGATGACAGATTCGATGACAGATACCCCCAAAATGACACTTAAAAGTGTCACCACCCTAGTTTTTATCACAATAACGATTATTTTTTTCTATATCCACGCTCAATTTTATTCCTAAACGGTTCATAGTCGCGTTTTGATACAGCTTTAAACTCCCTATGAAACGAAATACTAGACAGATTTTTCTCCCCATTATCACTACACCACTGACAGTAATCGCTATAAACGGCCGAGTTAGTAATCGACTCAGGGTGAGAAAATTTTTCTTCGTAGTACACCAACACTGGATTGGATGCTCGCTTGAAATCATTGATAAGTGTTTCCTGGTCGTTCGTTTCCGTGAAATAACCCACCGTATTGAGCAGCTTATAACCCTCGTAAACCCAGTTAAAAATACCGCCGGAATTAAGTTCGTCCCGTAACGAGTCCATAATATCCACATTTTTCGGCTTTTGATAAGGGTCGTTCGGGTCAGGATAGTCCACGAAGCTGACTTTAAAGTCCACGATGATAATACGACGAGTAAGACCGTCCGAAGTATCGCTGGATGTGAGCTGCCCATTCATAGCGAAAAGAAGTTTCGCACGAGAAATAAACGGTATAAAGTCCTGGGACTTGTAGCAAGCGGAAATGGGTTCCCCCGATGCTAAAAGTTTAATGTACTCTTCCACATCCCGTAAGTCGGACTTAATTTCTCCGGCTATATTAATGATGGAATCTTTAAGAGCGATACGCTGAAATCGGTCGAGTAACCCTCGTGGCGTAATATGCGTTACATTAGATTCCCCGAATAGCTTCCGTAATATTTCGAGATATTTGGATTTCCCGTTACCCCCCGAACCGCAGAGGCAGAAAACTTTCTCGAATTTACAGTGTGGCATGAGTGCATAGCCTGGTATGAATTGCAGTATTTCAGCCTTAATCGGATCGCCAGCCGTAACATCATCGATAAACCTAGCCCATGAGCGATAGGTAGCCTCGGGATTATACGGATAGCTCGAAATAAACGAACAGTAGTCGCCCGAGCTGTGTTCACGAAATACGCCGGTATCGAGTTCGAGAGTCCCGTTAATGAAATTCCACAACGGTTTTTTATTAAATTCGACCTCGGTTAGCGCACGGGTTTTCAGTAAAGCCGTAATAGCTTTGATTCGGTTAGCAGTTGAAAACTCGCCATAAGCACGGTCAGCATAGCCGGAAATAATACCATCGTTAATATGATTCCACACGGAACCGTTGTACTCGTAAAAGCCCACGGCATGAATATAAACGAGCTGATGTTCTCGCATAATTTCGTCAGCGATGATAGTTTCGGGTGGTGCCGTAAGAGCTGCCCGGAAAAGAGAATCCAGTAATTTCGTATCGAAATCGGATGTTTTTTTCAGGTGTGAAAGTAAGTTTTCCATAACGGTACGCTTGGTGTGACGGGCTGCTTTGAAAACGAAAGTTTCGAGAGCTTCGAAAGTCGTAAGCGTACTTGCGATGTAATAAAGACCTTCCTCCGAATTATCGATGATATATTTAAGGTCGCCCCCAGCGGCATAATACTCGGAAACATCGTGGTATGGTTTTGGTACCGTACCTACAACGAACGGGATTCGATGCTGAGTGAGCGTAAGTGCCATAGTATGAGCGAATGAGTCCCCGGCGTGAGTAACTAAGTCGTTGTCGTAAACGATTAAAACGCGCTTGAATTTTCGAGCCACGGATAAAACGATGGGTAGCTGATCCTTGGAAAATCGCCCCGTAATAGCTGAAAGAACGGGATAACCTTGGATTTCGAAAGATGCTGCATCGAAATAACCCTCAGCGATGATTAATGTGTCGGATTCGCGATTTAATGTTTGTAATCCCCACGGAAGATGTTGGCAGTGTTCGTCGCGTTTCTGTTTCATGTATTTGTTGTCAGGATACGCAGAGTCGGTCATAGCACGAGTAGCGTAATAGCATACATAGCCATCGTAGCCTGAAAAATATGGCAAGAAAAGTCGTCCCTTTAAAGACCCATCGGTAACACGACCGATCATAAGACGGTCGATGTCGGCATCGGATAAACCACGGGAATACAGATAACCACGATCGCTATCGGTAAGCTGAGTATGATAATATGCGGTTCGTGAGTTTAGTTGTTTCGTATATTCGAGCCACGCTTGGGAGTCCTGAATATTATCGGAAACGACTCCCGTAATTAAAGCGAGTTCACGGATAGCAGCCCCACGGTCGCCATGATGGGAATAGTTAGCACAGAACTCGATAACATCCCCACCGTTGCCGGATGCGAAATCGTAATAAAAGTCGTCGTAAACCACGAACGAAGTTGGGTTTTTTGCACCGTCCCTGAATGGTGATATACAACGGTCGCCTGATTCGCGAATTGGTAGGTTTATACGCTGTGCATAAGTGACGCAGTTAATCCGGGATTTTATTA